GAATGGCAATCTTGTTTACTCCAATGGCAAATACATTGCCCACGCTGGGATCTACGAAGCACCTACGGAAAGCCTGAACGAAGATGATTTGATTGGTGCGATTTCAATCAAGACAAGTTTTGAACGATCAGACCGATTCAATACAATCAAAGGTTTGTTCGTTGATCCAGCACAGAATCACAAGTCTAGCGAGTTTCCAAAGGTTCAGTTGGCTGATGCTGTCACCAGGGACAACGGCGAAGTCTTAGAAAAAGAAGTCCAGTATCCCATGACTAACTCTAGCTATATGGCTCAGAGATTGTCCAACAAGTTAATACAGTTAAGCGATCAGCAAAAGGTTGTATCGTTTCCAGCGAATCTATCAGCGTTAAGAATAACCGCAGGGGATCGTGTTCAGGTATCCGTCGATGAATTAAGCTGGTCAAACAAAGTCTTCATGTGCGTAGGATGGACATTTAGCGATGAAGGTGGGGTCAATCTTACGCTTAGAGAAGATTCTTCGACTTCATACGCCGATCCAGCTTCTAATGAGTATTCCACGCTTACCGCTACAGGCGACATCACAGACGCATTCAGAGGCGTTCCAAGCCCTTCTGGTTTAAGTGTTACTGCTGGGTTAAAGAACAACGAATTGAACTGGGTGAACCCTGCAAGACCGGCAGATTATGGGACTATCTACGTCTACGCTTCGCCCAATGGCAACTTTAGTTCAGCAGTCAAAATCGGTGAAACTGACGGAACGCAGTTTATACATGATGCGTCTAACTCAGCAGATTCAGTTAGCGCCGGTGATGTTCGCTATTACTGGGTGCGAGCTGTTAAGAACGTAGGGACAGATGCGGCTAGTCAGTCTAACCTGGAGCCAAATGCTGATCCTAATACGACAGTATTCGCTACAGTCGGACGGGTTAATTGGGCTGATGTTTCTGGCTCAACTAATGCCCCAGCGGATAACGCGACAGTCGGCGCACAGATATCTGTCAACCTGTACGATACCGATGGTTCGACGGTGATGAACCAAGATGACGTGAAGAACTCAGTCTTGGCGCAAGAAATCCTACAGGTAGAAGTCGAGTCTGGCGAAGTCTTAGATTTAGAAACGGGTCAAGACGTAGACATTCAGAATCTTGGTGATGTGGCGATCTTCGTCAGCGATTCTAATCAGACTTTGAATAGTTCAATCAATACAGTCGCGCAGAATCTATCGTCACTTGAAGATACTGTCGTTGACTTGACCAGTGGTGTTTCAGATATCTACATCCAAGCAACTGCGCCGGTCGCGGGTGTTGGTGGCATACCTGATCCAATACCTACGTTTTCACGGTGGTATGACTCCGACGATAATAACCATCCTTATTATTGGACTGGATCGGCATGGGTATCGTTAAAAGATGCTGAGATTGCCCAAAACGCAACTGCAATCACGAATCTTCAAACGTCTTTGGCAACGACTAACGGGAACGTCACAAGTAATGCCAGTGCCATATCGGTATTGGATGCGACGACGGTTTCACAGGGTAACTCTATAACGTCAATTACGTCAGACGTAACTGCGCTAGAAACGACTGTCAACGATGCTTCAACGGGTGTTGCGGCCAATGCAACAGGATTGTCAAATCTGACGACTAGAGTCACCACTGCTGAAGGGTCAATCACGACTAATGCTTCAGACATTACGACTTTGCAAACAGATGTGACTGCTGCTGAAGGCGATATCACAACCAACGCCACAGCTATATCGGGTCTTGATACGCGAGTAACGACTGCTGAAGGCACTATCACAACCCAGTCATCCGACATCACTGCGCTTGAATCGACCGTAAACGACGGGACTACAGGTGTCGCTGCAAACGCTTCAGGTCTTTCAGCGCTGACGACACGGGTCACAACGGCTGAAGGTGCTATCACAACCAATTCATCGGCTGTTACGACGTTAGACGCGACATACACAGAAGACCTTCATTTTAGGACTGAAGTCGAAGACGAAAACGATGACCTAATTGACTTAGAGACTTCTGGCACAGTCCAGCTTCAAGATTTGTCAGACTTTGTATCAGGATCATCCAGCGCGATTGATTCACTGACGGTTCAGACTTACGTCAACGAAGATAATATTCAAACCCAAGCCATTCAGCTTACAGCATTGGAATCCACGGTAAACGATCCGACGAACGGCGTGGTGGCTACTGCTGGGGCATTGTCAAACCTGACAACAGAAGTCAGCGTGATTGACGGCGTTGTTACTTCAACGGCACAGGATCTGACGACACTAACGACAACCGTTGGTGGGAATACGGCAAGTATTACTGCTCAGGCTGAATCTATCGACGGGGTAGAGGCTAACTATACCGTCAAGATAGATAACAATAACCGGATCACTGGGTTTGGTTTATTGTCAACGACTTCAGGATCAACACCATTTTCTGAATTTGCGGTGATTGCAGATCAGTTTTCTATAGTCGATCCAGCATCGACTGCTGATACCCCGCTTCAGCCTTTTACGGTTACAGCTTCCAAGATCGTCATGGGGACGGACGTAGAGATTGACGGTGGATTAGTTGTCAGCGGAACGATAAAGGCAGATCGTCTATCCCTAAATGGAACGATGTTCACCACTGAAACCGTAGGCAGTGACGTTAATCTGGTAATCGCAGACGGCGGTGTTGATACTACCCAGGTCGCAGACAATGCGGTCACTTTAGACAAGATAGCAGATACCCTTCAATCGACTGATTACGTTCAAGGTTCTGCCGGTTGGAAATTAACCACAGATGGAACCTTTGAGGCTGGATCTGGCACGTTCAGAGGCGCTTTGACTGCGACTAGCGGATCATTCACTGGCGCGGTTAGTGTTGGAACCACTGGTAATTTCTATGGCGGCACATCGACAGCATTCAACACTGGTAAAGGATTCTTCTTAGGATATGACACTGATGCTTATAAGTTAAGCATAGGTGATGCGTCTACGGGTAAGTCTTTGACATGGGACGGTGATAAATTAAACGTAGCAGCAAATGCTGTCAGTTTTACTACCGGCGGCGAGCCAACTTATGATTCAAATTCCAAGGTTCCGGTTGCTGTCAGGAGTTCTGTTTTAGACCTGACAAGTAATACTGACTATGTATTCTTTGCGAACGACTTTGATCAGAATCTTACGTTATACGCTTCATTTTATGCTGGCCCATTAACTTCTGGGTCTATATCTGGTGAGACGAATGCACAGAACGCGATCATGTCGCAACTGTCTTTACAGATTCAATATGCGGAAAACGTAGGTGGTAGCCCAAGCACTTGGCAGAACTTTGGTTCAGCAGCTTTATCAAGCAAGAAATTCACTTCTAGCCAGTTAAATAGTAACTACTACGTCAAGGTCACTGACTTAGGAAGCGGTAATTATCGCGCAGATCTAGCGACAGCATCGGAAGCAGCAGCAGACTTCACGGGCCTTGGTCATTCTGACTACGCCTATGGGATTACAGACGAAGACTACTACATGACTGAACAAGTCACTGTGTACGGATTCCCTAAAGGCGAGTATTTTATCAGGGTGGTTGTAGCGGTCACGGACGGTACGTATAGCCCATATCCTGCAACGGGTAGCCCTGCGCTGACTAATCCTAGAAGGTTATCAATCAATAATGCTTTGACGTATACCGATTCAGATCATGGTTTGTCATCGGTTGCAAAAGGCAATCCGCAGACTTATTTCACCGGACTTTTCAACAATACGCTGATTGATGGTGGAAGTCTGACGATAGCTGTCAACGAAGAAAACGCAACCAGCAATAGGTACGGCGGGATATTCATAGCCGGTCGAGGCGAGACAACTGATCCAAACTCTATACAGCCTTTAGGTGGAATATACTTCTACAATGGGGTTGATGATCTAGGTTCTGGAGCTGGCGATGTTGGAAGTCCCGATCATACTATTAGCGTTCCGAAAACAGGCGACAGCTTAGATATAGAAGCGGCTGGCGATGGAATCAGGTTTAATGGTGGTTATGGTTCTACCGGAGCAACCATTGACACCAATGGAAACTACTTCGCAGACGGAAATATCACTATTTCGGGAACCGTAAGCCAAGGCTCTGATATCCGACTGAAGTCTGAAGTTGAAACGATAGATGGAAGTAAAGTGTTTGATATGCGCGGTGTCAGTTTTGTGAAGAATGGTGAAAAGGGCGCGGGTGTTATAGCGCAAGAGTTGCAGGAAATAGCACCGGAACTGGTGAAAGAAGGTTCAGACGGGATGTTATCCGTAGCGTATGGGGATTTGATCGGCTATCTGATTGAATCGGTTAAGACTTTGAAAGATGAGATTGATCAGATTAAGGCTGACCAATCCTAGAATTTGCCGTAAAATAGCAGCATAGGAGATTCAAAATGTCAAAGATTAGTGAACTATCAGATGGCGGTAGCTTAGTCAGTAGTGATTATTTGATCGCTGTCCGTAGCGGCGGCAATGTCAAAGTCAGAATGGATCAGATCAATGTCGATCAGATTGATCTAGGTGACAACGAATTTATCCGTCTGGGTAACTCGCAAGACTTGACCATAGTCCATGACGCGAGCAACTCAATCATCAATCAAGCTGGCATCGGTGACTTGCTGATTCAAAAGGCTGGTTCAACCAAATTGACAGTTAATTCCACAGGCATAGACATCACGGGCAGTGCCACGATGGATGGTCTTACTGTTGATGGTAATAACGACATTCAAATAAACCGTGATGGAGTTAGTTCTGCAAAAATATTTTGGAACAGAGGCGTTACTCAGGATGCGGCTATAGAGTTAGATGCTTCTGAAAGTTTAACTTTTAGTGTTGATGATGCAGGTCTTACAGGAAAGTCTTTAGTATTAAAAAATAATAGTAAAGTAGGATTTACATTAGCAGATGGCGGAGACATCAGCTTCTACGAAGACACGGGCACGACTGCGAAGCTAACGTGGGATGCAAGTGCTGAAGGTCTTGCCATTGGTGATGGCGGATCTGGTATTGAAGGTTTGCTTGACTTAGAAAAAACTGACAACACGGCTTATACCTCTACCTCAAGAGGAAACGGTTTTTTACAAATTACCAACACTAGTACAACATCTGGAGCTTTTTCTGGCATTGAGTTAATTGCTACTGGTACGGGTTCAGCAGGTGCAGCAGAAATAATTTGCATTGACTCTGGCTCAGGCAGCGGTGACTTGGCATTCTCTACAAGAAACGGTGGTACTTGGGGCGAAAAAGTCAGGATTGATGCAAGCGGCAACTTGTTGGTGGGGAAGACTTCTACAGCGCTTGGAGATGTAGGCCATAATTTCCATCCCTCTGGGTTTTCGTTCCACACAAGAGACGGCGGCGAAGTTGCTTATTTCAATCGCAAAACCTCTGACGGCAGTATTGTTAACTTTTACAAAGACGGCACAACCGTAGGTAGTATTGGTGTCGAGTCTTCAGACTTAGTAATTGACGGAAGCGCAAGCAACCACGCCGGTCTGAGATTTATGGACAGCGCGGTTAATCCCAGAAAGAATGGAGCCTTGTCCAACGGTGCGGTTGATTTAGGAGGTGACATATACCGCTTCAAAGACCTCTACCTATCAGGCAAGGTGCATCTTCAGTATCCCGGCAACAGTTACTATGGAAGAGTTGAGATAGACTCAAGCACAAATTTGATATTTGGTGCAGGGCCAAACGGCTCTGAAGGTTTTAGGCTTAATAGCTCTGGCAACTTGTTGGTGGGAAAAACTTCGGACGCTATCAACCTGGCCGGTGTAGTCAACTACGGTGCGGGTATTGTCAGGGCTTCTCGTAACGGGAACTCTGGACAGTTTGGCCGTATCTCTACGGATGGCGACATTGTTACTTTCTATAAGGACACCGTAACCGTAGGTAGTATTGGCGTTAAAGCCAGTAACAATATGGTTCTTGACGGCGCTGTTGCTGACCATGCTGGACTAGAGTTCGGTACGCACACAGTAATGCCAAGGGAAGCTGGAGCAGACGCTGACGCTACAATTAACTTGGGCGGTACATCTAGGCGCTTCAAAGACCTATACCTGTCAGGCAGGGTTATTCCTAACGGTGTGACAACAACAGCAACTGCTTGGCAGTCTACAAGTAATTCAACGTCATCATCTAAACATATGCTTTTTGCTAATCCTAACGGCAATGTTGGGGATATAAGAACTAATGGGTCTGCTACAGCCTACATTACTTCTTCAGATTATCGTCTAAAGGAAAACGTAGTTGATATGTCTGGCGCTACAGAACGCCTCAAGCAACTCAAACCTTCACGCTTCAACTTCATTGCAGACCCTGACACAACTGTTGACGGTTTCTTAGCCCACGAAGTGCAAGAAATTGTGCCTGAAGCAATAGCTGGAGAAAAAGACGCAGTAGATGCAGACGGCAATCCTGAGTATCAAGGCATTGACCAAAGCAAACTTGTGCCTTTGCTTGTAGCAACCATACAAGAACTTGAAGCCCGTATCGCGGCACTAGAATCTTAATAGGAGACAAACATGACAACTTGGACAATCTCAACATTAGAACGTGAGCTATCAGACGGTGGCGTAGTAGTAGCACACTGGCGAGCTACTGCATCAGAAACAGTAGGCGAAGGCGATGAGGCAGTAACCTACTCAGCAAGCAATTACGGCACTTGCGGATTCACGCCTGATCCTTCTAGCGCAGACTGGACTGATTACGACGATGTGACCGAGGCTATGGCATTAAATTGGTGCTGGGCTGAGCTGGACAAAGACGCGATTGAAGCGTCACTTTCTGCTAATATAGAGGCCCAGAAGAACCCAACCCAAGCATCAGGTGTTCCATGGTAGACCACGAAGCAGCTAAGACGGTAATGGATGGTGTCGCCGTTAGTGGCGGCATTGCGTCTTTGGCTGGCTGGCTTCCAGATGCGGCGGCTGGCATGACTATTTTGTGGTTGGCGTTACGAATTTACGAATCAAGAACCGTACAAGGTTTAATCAAAGGAGAAGAAAATGGCGACACTAAGGATTGACGAAAACGATTACGAGATTGATGACTTGCCTGAAGAAGTACAGGCAAAGGTTGCGCGTATGCAAGAAATCAACGCACAGATCCGGTCAATGAATCTTCAGCAGCAGGAATTGCAGACAGTCTTTCAGGCTTACGTCAATTCAATCAAAGAAGACTTAGAACCAGCGGGTGAATTAGTCGAATAAAGTAATGGTTAAAATGATGCTCTATGCTCGCAGAAATCTCAGCAGCGATTGCAGCAGTTCAAAGTGTGAATGCTGCAATACAAACTTTAAAAGAAGCAAAGGGTAACGGAAGCGATCTTTCTGGGGTAATTGGCCGTTGGGCTAATGCGACTGAAAAGGCCCAAGATGCTGAGAAGAAGGGCGCTGGCAAGATGAGTTATCAAGAGGCTCTGAAGATGGAGTCTATAACTCGCCAACTAAAGAATTTTGATCGACAACTACAAGACATTTGTCTGATGCAGGGTCAAGGCGACTTGTATGCCAGCATTAAACGACGGATGGAAGAATCTAGGTTAGCGCATGAAAAAGAAGTCGCTAAGATTAGAATGCAAAGAAGGCAATTCCGCGAAAATATGAAGTTAATTGGTATCATTTTTGGGTGGGGCGCTACTTGTCTCGGGATATTGATGTCAGCTTTGTATTTTTACACAAATTTTTAGGTAGAAATCATGGAAGCATGGGAAGTTATCGTCAGTGGTTGGCCTATTGCCGCTGGGATATTCATCTTAGTTTTAACGATTGGTAAGATTCTTAACAGGCTTGAAGTCTTAGAAAGTAAAATGGTAGAGGCTTGGAAAGCCATCAATGAATTGATAAGGAAGTAATGTACATTTTAATTATTATGATCGGGACTTGGGTAAGCCCTGATCGGATAGAGTTTGATACCCTGAAAGAATGTGAGATTGCAGCGGAAAAATTAACATACGGCAAGATCGTAACGGCTTGCGAAATAGGAGATAACTATGCTGGAGTATCTGGAAATAGCGACGACATTAGTAGCCCTTTGTAGCGCCATTTGTGCAGTAACCCCTACGCCTAAAGACGATGCCATTATTGCGAAGGTGTATAAAGTGCTGGAAATTTTCGCTCTTAATATTGGGAAAGCCAAGCAGTGATAGACAAGTTAATCGGGCCTGTAACGGGCCTGTTAGACAAGTTTATAGAGGACAAGGATCAGAAGGCTAGGCTTGCCCATGAAGTCGCTACAATGGCCGATCAACACGCGCAGGAGCTTGCGAAGGGTCAGTTAGCTATCAATCTAGCGGAGTCGAAGCACAAATCGCTGTTCGTGTCTGGTTGGAGACCGGCTCTGGGTTGGGTGGCTGTGATGGGCATGGCTGGTAATTACATCACTATCCCTTTTACTAACTTTATATTAGCCCTGTTAGAAATAGACATAACTATTCCACTGATACCCTTGGAAACGATGATGCCTATTGTCATGGGGATGCTTGGATTAGGTGGGCTTAGAACATTTGAAAAACACAAAGGTGTTCATAAGGATTGAGATGTTTAAGTATTTCACGTTAGAAGAATTTGCATGCCAGGAGACTGGGGAAAATGAAATTAAAGAAGAGTTCGTCACATCACTGGACGCATTACGTGCTGAATGCGGTTTTCCTTTTAGGATTACGTCTGGCTATCGGAGCCCTCGTCATAGCATCGAAGCTAAAAAGCCTGGCGGCCCAGGACAGCATTCGACAGGCTGCGCTGCTGATATTGCTATTAGTAACGGGGCTGACCGTTTCATTATCGTTGCTAACGCTCTTAAGCTCGGATTCTCAGGTATTGGAATCGCCAAAACTTTTGTCCATGTAGACATCCGTCAGACTACTCCGGTTATCTGGACATATTAAAAAGGCCCACCGAAGTGGGCCGAGGGGTTTGTGCCGAGGCACAGGGGAGAAGAATCCCCATCATACCATAGATACCCCTAATTCATATCTTTAGTTTTGTTTACTTCTTCGCATGAATCGTTTATTCTTTAATCGTTTCAGCAAAGGAGAAGAAAATGGAACAGTCGGAAAACATTAACGAGTTGGCGACAGCACTTGCTAAAGCGCAGTCCGAGATTCGCAATCCAGGTAAAAACACCAAGAACACGTTTTTCAAGAACGAGTATGCTGATCTTACGTCAGTTCTAGGTTGTATTCGTCCAGTAGCATCCGCTAACGGACTTTCGTTCATTCAAGCAGTAGAAGCTAAGGCTGGGCATGTATGTGTCTCTAGCCAGATATCCCACGGTTCAGGCCAGTGGATTAAGCAGACTGCATCTCTAAAGATCTCAGAGGCATCTAAGAATCCTGTCCAAGACTTGGGTTCAATGGCAACCTATTTAAAGAGGTACCAAGCACAAAGCATGTTCGCGATAAGCAGCGAAGAAGATACTGATGCTCAAGACCTAGGCATTGAAGATATCAGTGACGAGAAGGTCGCTCATCTTGACGCGATGTTAGATGCTACCAAATCAAGCAAGTCTGCATTTCTCAAAGTCTACGGTGTAGAGAATCTCAAGAGTCTAACTGACTCGCAGTATGAGAAGGCCAAGAAGCAGCTTCAGCAGAAGAAAGCGAAACAGGCTAAGTCATGAAGATTCACAACGTTGAACAAGGGTCTGAGGCGTGGTTTGCATTACGTCTAGGAGTGCCATCTGCTAGTCGGTTTAAAGACCTTCTGACTCCCACGGGTAAGCCTAGTGCGTCATCTGAAAAATACATGCATGAGCTATTAGCTGAGACGATGGCTAAAAAGCGATTCGATAGCTTTGATACTTTTTATATGAAGCGTGGCCGTGAATTAGAGCCCGAAGCTGCGGATGTGTTTAGCTTTCAGACAGATTTAATCTGCCGAGAAGTAGGGTTTGTAACCAACGATGAGGAGACGGTTGGTTGCAGCCCTGATCGGTTGATGGCTGATTCTGGTTTAGAGATTAAGTGTCCAATGCATACCACGCATGTTAAGTATCTGATCGACTATCACAAAGATGGCGAAATGCCTCAAGAGTATTATGCTCAAGTTCAAGGTACGATGTGGCTGATGGATCTGGAAGATTACTGGTTTATGTCTTATCACCCAGATCTGCCGAATCTAATTATGAACGTCAAACGAGACGACAAGTATATCGCTTCACTTTCAGCGGCGGTTGATAAATTGCTGGAAGACTTAGAAACCAACTTAGCTCTTATAGGGAGAATATAAATGGAATATGACAATCGCGGTAAAGTAAGCCTTTGGAAGAACGACAGAGGCGGCAGTGGCCCGATCCTCAGCGGTAAAGTCGTTGCTCACCGCAACATTAAAGAAGGTGAGACCATTGATATCGCGTTATGGAAACGTGATGCTTCAGGCAATCAGCCGGTCATGACTGGGAAGATCCAAGATGTTTATGGATCAGAAACCACTGCTACGGTAGAAGACGATGACTTGCCGTTTTAATTTCGGTAAGTCTCTTCGACTTGCACAGGTCAAGAATGGAGTGAGCTCAACTGAGCTCGCTTCAAGTCTTGGTATCACTAAGCAACAAGTTAGTCAGTGGAGGCATAGAGAAGACGCAAAGATATCGCTAGTGGAGAAACTATCAAATCATCTAGAAATGGATGCTTTGGAGTTTTTACAACTTGGTCAAGATTAATCTTACTCAGCGCGAGATAGAACACGCGGCTCATCACGGTATGAGGCGGCAAGTAGAATCTATTCTTGAGGGGTATAAACACCGAGGCGATAGAAAGCATTTGCCACAGGAAGAATGGGGCAATCACATTGAGGCTGCGATATCCGAGTTCGTGATGTGTAAAGTCTTAAACGTTCATTGGAGTGGTGTCACTGAGATGCGAGCAGTTGATATCGGATATACCGATGAAGTGAGATGGTCTCCTAATCATAACTATAATCTTTTGTTGTCTAATCGAGACGACAAGAAAAAGATCTACTGGTTAGTGACTGGATATCACGGAGAGTATGTTGTCCAAGGATGGGCATATGGCTACCAGGTATTAAGAGATCAATACTGTAAAGGCACTTACTACATCTATCCAAAGGAGAAGCTAAGGTCAGTGGAGGAATATTATGACCGTAATTAAGAAGATATACGAAGAAGTTAAAGCAATTATTGAAGACTTAATCGACGAGTTAAGGCGATGAACGGTCAGTTCTGGTTAGTTCAAAATCGTAGGGACATTGATAATGTGCTTACGTTTTTCCGTAAGTCTTTGGAGGATTGGAACTACGAACGACCTGTAGCCTGGAAGCTGGAAGCCTATTCGACTTCTAGGTCTTTGAACCAGAATGCTTTGTTTCATATGTGGTGTGGTCAGATGTCTAAGCATTTCTCAGAGAAGGTTCACGTAAGCCCTGAAGATATGAAGAAGCTAATGAAGAACGAGTTTCTCGGGACTGAAGACGTAGTAGTTGGAAGTACCACTATTCCTAATCAACTAAGATCTACCAAATCTTTAAGTAAAGGCGAGATGCATCAGTTCATGGAGCAAGTCTTTCACTGGGGAATCGATCATGGTGTTACACTAACGAATCCTCAAGACAGTGAGTTCCAACGTGCCAGAAACGCTCAGGGCTAAATGCTTAAAACAGTTTCAGCTTTTGCGGAGACTAGAAGAAGCAGACGAAAATGGTTTCTGCGAGTGTGTGACGTGCGGCGAAGTCAGGTACTACAAGACAGTTCATGGTGGTCACTTCTTGCCCAAGGGTAAGTCATCCTTCTATGCATTCGACTCTAATAACGTCTGGCCCCAGTGCCCTGCTTGTAACCTTTACGGGATGAAACATGGGTCAGCGGCACAGGTTTATACTCTATTCATGATCAGAAACTTCGGAAAAGATCATGTTGATAACATGTTGGCAAACCAACGAACCCCGATTAAGCTATACGCTAAAGACTATCGAGATATGTTGGCAGACTTCAATGCCAGAATTAAGATCGAAAAGAAAAGGATTGGTGTGCTTTGAATGTGGCTGTCAAGCAGACCACGCTCATCACGTTGTACCCCGTGTTCTAGGCGGGACTCAGACGGTCAATCTGTGTGCGCCTTGTCATGCGAAGGTTCATTCCCCGCATTTATTAAGAACGTCAGAACTGACTAAGGCGGCATTGCAGAAAAGACGTGAACAAGGATTAACTACTGGGGGAATCTTGCCGTATGGCTACACTCTGCAAGAAAATGGAAAGATCAAGAAAAATCATGAAGAACAGAAGATAATCAAACAAATGCTGAAAATGCGTGATGAAGGGTTGATGCCGAAGGCGATTGGCAATCATTTCGCAGCTCTTGGCGTAAAGAATCGGTCTGGAAATCCGATGAACAGAAAAGGCGTTCAGTCAATATTTAAAAGGTATGATAATGAGACAAAGGGGTAAAAGGTTAGCGTTCCCGATTGAAGGGATAGCCAGTAGAGAAGAACTAGAAACAGAAGTATTTAGACGTAAGCAGTTGGGTTGGAGTACACGCAGAATCTCGATTCGGTTCGGGATCAGTTGGCGCACTGCAAGTTTAATGATTCGGAAAATGGAGAAGATCAATGAAGAAAGACGCTACGCCTGAAGAATGGAATCAGGTCAAATGGTTAAACGTAGATGAGCCGCCACATTACAACGTAGGCGAGATTGAAGCGATTGATTACATCAAGCAGCAACTAGGCGATCAGTTTGGCGCATATCTGTTGGGTAACTGTCACAAGTATCTTCATCGACATAAGTACAAAGGATCACCGGCTGAAGACTTGAGAAAAGCCCAGTGGTATTTGAACAGGTTGATCGAGGAAACTAAGTAGAGTAGTATTGAATGTGTCGGCGGAGTTGGTAGCTCCTGAAGGCCGATTTGAGTTGAGTCCATTAGAACCGAGCGCAAACCGACACGGATCTAATTTTCCCATCATTTGAATCTGACTTCAACTGCTTTTCTGCCGATGGAAAGTGGCGTTTAACTGTGCGTCCAATCCAGAAAGCAGTAATCCGTAGGCAGATTGTAGGACTGACGGCTTGTCCTGATCTACGTCCCATAAATGCAGAAGCTCCAAGTGGAGTGGTCAAGTAGCGATTGACCAGGAAAGCGAAAGCAAATGAGTACCGGATCGTGAGATCTAGATACGCCAAGGCTAAGTGATGTAACGAATCATATGCCTGTATCTTGCAAAAGGGAAAAAGCCGAGCTGTGTCTGGAGGAACTCTATGGACAACGAAGATAAGCAGTCATGGTGCGATCTAGGTTTACAACTGGAATACGATTTTCTGGAGCGTGGTTTTCCCGTTAGCCTGAACAAACAAAAAGACCATGATAAGTTTACGCATGACTTTATGATTCACTTGCCGTGTGATCTGAAGTCAATACGAACGAAGTGGGAAAAATCGCAGGAACTATTTGGCATCCCAAGTGATTACGCGATTAGCATCAATCAAAAAGATTTACAGAGGTACAACCATCTTTATCCGAATCTGATAATTATCTTAGATGTCGCATGGTCTGGTGTTTATCTAGCTCCAGTATCTCACGCGATAAGTTTGATAAAAAACGGTTCAGCCAAAAGACATGAATACAAGAACAGAAAGAACGATCAAAGAGGTAACGCTAAAATTAGTTGGATATTCGACATAAGGCATTTTGAAGCTATCAAAGGGGATAAATAATGCTTAGACCGCATCAGGACAAAGCAATCGAGATGTGCAGGGATGCTAGAAGATCTGGTCACAAGAAGATGGTGTTAGCAGCGCCATGTTCGTTTGGTAAAACAAGAGTCGCAGTAGAGATACTCAAGAACGTAGCAAAGAATGGTAAGCATGGGATATTTATTTGCGACCGAGTTAAGTTGGTCGATCAAGCTCTGGCCGAGTTCGATAGAGCCGGTATCAAGGTTGGGGTGATACAGTCAGAGCATTACAGGACAGATCCAAACGCCCAGATTCAGATCGCATCGATACAAACACTTACGAGAAGAAAGCGCCAGCCATTCTTTCACGTTGCAATCGTCGATGAGTGTCATACGCACTATGACTCGATGACTGAGCTGATGAAGAACTACAGTGCTTGCACGTTCATAGGTCTAAGCGCCACGCCATACTCAAAAGGATTGGGTAATCATTACTCCAAAGTGTTGGTTCCGA